TCTCTCTGCGTTGACAGCAAAGTCGAGCATACACAAACCAACTAATAGAGCAAGTGTATCCTCAAATTCTTTTTGGTCTCCAGTGCCATTGGCGTACATGCTGAGAAGTTTTTCCCGAAGTTCTTGAATCACTTTATGGCTCCAATCATTAGGTTGACGGTCAGGACTACAGACGACAACAGAGCGGTAAACAAAGCTCCCATCATCCAGTTACGGAGGCTATCAAGCTTCTGCTCGATATGTGGCAGATGGTTGGTCTTTATCTCAAGGATATCTTTAGCCATTTCCTCTTGGTATGTCTCCAAGATGGCGACTCGTTCCTTTACAGTTATCTCAGCCATCAGTTGTTTCCTCCTCAACCCTATCTGTGTGACCGTCATGGTATCCTTTTTCGTATCCCGCGTCAAACCCCTCACCGTGTCCTAATGTGAACCCGTCCTGGCGAGCGGAATCTACCAGCTCAGTCAATTCATCGGATTTTAAGCTTACGCTTTCCCAAAAAGTGGCTTGCTTAGTTGAAGGCAGTAATTCCGCCGCTGCCGTTATGACTTCATTTAGTACCTCAACTGGTGCTTTTCCGCTTGCCTTTTCCATGCTTGCTCTCCTTTATGATGTTCTTTGTATAAAGCACAATTCATAATACAGTGGCCGGTTGTTGAATGCTGTACCGCTACCCGTAAAACCAACCGTTATAACGTGACTATGGTTACTAGCCGAGCTTGTGGTGTGCGAGTGATTACCACTGCTCATAACGGGGTCACCACCCGACCACTCACTGCTAGCGCCCTGTCTGGGGCCAGCTCTTGATACTCCCGTAGCGAATGTGGTATCTTTCTTGATTGCATGATTGTGGATTCCTTGGCTGTCTGTAGTGTGGAAGTGACCGCCTGTACTGTTACTGCCCCCCGTGTGATTATGAGAGGGCAGATTAGCGGTAACCAGAGTAAGCGCGTGTGTTCCGCCCGTAGTCCCAGGATTCTCTGAACCACTTGTAGCACAAATAAATCTATCTTGGAGGTTTGGCGTTCCGCCGCTGCCATTGCAGATTGAGAACCCGCTTGGTATGGAGGCATACGTGCCACCCCACATGATGATAGCGCCAATAGGCAAACGCCCAAGTTCTATCTCAGTCAACCTATCAGCTACATCTGCTTCACTACCGGCTGGATTGATACCAAGCTCCGTTTCAATAGCCTCTATTTCATCATAAGCGTCATTAACGTCCGCCGCATCGAGGCTGTATTCATCTATGACGGGCGAGCCGGTATTCACTTGTGGTGTAAAAGATGTTATACTTCCTGGGAAATCTGCCATCTGTTTCTCCTCCTAATCATTTATTATACCACATTTAAGCGGTTCGTTTCCACATGTAGACAACTACATACGGTTGCAAGTTGGTATGAGCATCCCCACTACCTGTCGTTTGATTGACAGCTGCGGTCGTTTGGTTGCCCGCTGTTTCTGCTTGGTTGGTGGGTGTTGCATTTGTGATAGTTATACCCACGGTGTTTGTTCTAACATCGTTGGTAAGTCCTGTAGCTGCCCAAGTCAATTTATACTGACTACCACCACTATTTAGCGATAAGTATTTACCGTTTCCACTATAAACGACTGCCGTGTGTTGGTGAGCAGTGTTCGCATGGGTATGCGCGTTTTGCGTATGGTTATGGCTGTTCTGAGTATGACCATGTGCATCTTGCGTATGCCCGTGTGTAGCTAGCTCTGCGATTGACAGAGCGTGTTCTTTGACACCACCAGTATCCGATAAGTCATCAAAGTCTGTATCACCGCCAGCATCCAGGCCAATCAAAACTTTTCCCTGACCAAAGGCTGTCCAAGTACCAAACCCAAGCATTGCTGGGTCAGATGGATTAGTGGCAACCCCCGCGTTGATATAGATAGAGCCTACGGGGTAAGCAGCCTCTCGGTGCATTGATTCGTCTGATGTGTGGTCAAGAAAATCAAAGAGTGATATATTCCAGGGCTGGATAACGGCTCCCTCTTGGAGCAGTATAGCATCGAGCCAGAACTTGCCGACTGTTGGCGAGGCAGCTTGCCCAATAAGCACCTCTATGTCCACCTCAGTAGCAGCGCCCGTATTGAACGTGGTTGTTATCTCCCTTGCCCATGTCTCATTTGACCCCCATAGCATCTCAGAGGTTACTTTTTCAGTCACACCGTCCATCACTCGAATGATAGTTCCGCGCTCGCCGTCGCCTGCTTCTGAACCCTCGCCATACTCAGTAGCATCACCATACTCTATACCCGAGCCAAACATGGGGTCACTACCAAGCTTGTCACTCCGCCAATAGAATGACAGTGCATAGTCGGTGTTCGGTTGGACGGCCACTGTTTGAGTGGTTTTGGCATCGGTTGAAGAGTCGTGATAACAATATAAACAGCGTGTGCCGTAGCGGTGTTGGGTGTCGTCAGTTGTTATATTAGCAGGCGTAGACCCAGCTTTTGTCCAGTAGGAGGGGTCACTGGTTCCAATATCCAAGCGCTCAAAAGAAGAGTTGACGATAGGGTTATTCGAGCCGGGCATAACGCCCCTGATAATACCATCAGCAACCAGACCATCTTTGTCAATTATAACGGCCTCGTCTTTGTCACGTATCTCAAGCGCTCCCTTTATAATCTTGATAAGCTTACCGTCTGGGTCGTCAGCGTCTATTATAACCTGCTTCGAGCCATCGACTGAGGAGGTAACTGATATTCCGTTGGAATCAAGCACTGTGTTATTACTCTGACTTTTGATGGTTACTTCATCAGCATCTAAGATACCGGCACTTATTTTTCCAGCTTCGAGAAAAGCAATGTAATCGCCTGACACGCTGGGTGGCACTCCGTAAAGAGAAGTCACCATACCATTTTCTATGACAACAACCTCACCCTCTGTTTCATCTCTGGTGCCGTCCTCTATCAAAGACCACACCCCACTGCTAACTGGGACTTCAATGTCTCCACTACCGGGCAAGAATGTGGTTGCCATCTTTACTTCCACTAGTGGGTATAGCTGGACTATGTTTTCATCTATCGTATAGTCATTGACAAGCTCCACACCAAGCTCTAAGTAAGGCTCCACAAACTCGTCGGTGTCAAAGACTGTAATGTAGGGAGTCACTTCTCTATCCTCTGACCATATGGTTCCTATTGATAATACTCCCTCGTCACCAAAAATGGAAATATCATCCACATACAGTTGTAGTCCGTCTGTATAGTTTTGCGATAGCTCGCTTCCTATAATTTGGGTCGAGACATTAACAAGCACTCCGTTCATTAGCGTTTCACCTTCCTTGCTCCCAGATTCAGTAAGCGGTGTGCTTTCCTTTTCCGGCTAGAGGTTATTGACTGTGCTGCATCTGTGGTTAATGGGATAGTAAATGCTTTTGCCGGGACAGTGTAGTATTCGTCGCCACCGGGATTAGCAACCTGTATGTAGTCTCCCACTTCCAGGCGCGGCTCTGTAAACGTATCAACCGATATTGTAAGCTCGGCTACCTGCTTGTCCTTTAAGAGTTTTTTTGCTAGAGCATCGGCAGCTTTTTTGCTTGTAGCCTCACTCTCCGAAAATTCCTCACATATGAGCCACTTCAAATCTTCTGGTCTGTAAGGAGCATAAGCGGTAGCTTCTCCCCTTATCTGTGCTTTACCTTCTGGCTGAGCGCCCCATACAACAATTCGATTAACAAAGTTTGTCAGCTCCGCAATCGTTTCTGGCAGTCCAATAACATTAGCCTCACTCTTTGTGAACTTAGCAACTGGTGAATAGGACTGCTTATGAAGATGGAATCGAAAATTGGAATCGAAACGAGCAACATATCCGCCTGCCCCGTTCGCCAAACGTTTGATGGCTTGCCAAGGGGTAATTACTATACCCTCTTTACGACCGGCATTATCTTCTATAATTTCTGACCCATAGTAAAAGGGCTTTAATAGCTGTCCAGGGGTCGTTTGTACTTCTGGCGTATGTGGGCCTGTCTCGCCTGGATGGGGCCATGTGTACTGGTCTCCTGACCCCCAAAGCTCATAGTCATAGTTGTTAAGGATTTGTCGTACACCCGTCGAGTGCTTGGCACCCCTCTGGATTTTCATAACAACCCCTAGTGGATACATATAGCGCTGCTCGAAACCAAAAGCGGTTATTGTGACTATAGACGAGTCTTGTTCTGACTTTCGTATGCTTCCCGGTACAACAAGCCCAGCGAATACCGGAATAGATATCCAGCCGCCGTCTTGATGGTCATAAGCATCTGAGTCTAGTTCTTTCACGTATATCTCATAGAACGCTTGATAAAGGTCATTTAGCCAGAGGTCTCCCGGTGAGAGAGTGGTCTTTGGCCTGACAATTGTAATCTCTAAACGTCTGTGGGGGTCGCTGTCTACATCTACAGTAACCAAGCCCGTGATTAACTCTGTCCATTTCTCTTTGACTTGTCCCGTAATTCCATCGTAGACCATCACGCGGGGGCGCATCAGTTGATTTGGGGCAATCAGAGCAGCATCCAGACTGTCCATTATATAGTCATCGTATTGTCGGGATAGGTTTATCACTTCGGCCAGCCTACTTCATAGAGAGTGACCTGTACTTCATAATAGCGTCTGCCGTGTAGCTCTTTAATCTCTGACAGTTTCGGGTTCTTACCAAGTGCCACTCTAGTAATCATACCCTTAGAGGATGACAAAGAGCAGATAAGGTTTCGTTTAATCATCTGTTCCAGTGCTTTAATCAGCCCCTCTTCGGCTCTTATGTAGGCGCTTATCGTTATCTTTTTAGCTACTGTGGGAGTACGGACAACGCTAAACTGTCCACCGAACGGATGATAAAAGGGTTCTCCCAGTTCGTCATATTCTATGTCCGCTACGGTCACATGTTTAGTAAACGGTATTATCAGATTGTGGTCTTCCTCTGCCATGAGCCAATAGCCTTCGGTTGGTACGTTGATAGTCTCAATCATGCCCTGAATGTTGGCATAAAAGTAGTCTATGTCTACATCGTCTGTATCGTTGCCCGAATAGAAGACCAAGCTAACGCCTGTATCGTCTGTAATCTCCGCCTCGAAAGAATAGGACGACCACTCCTCTGTTAGCGCTAAGTCAGTATAGCCATATATGGTTCCTGGGGCACCTGTCATTCGGATGACTGCTTGAGCAACCCGGTTGCCTTCCCGCGACCTAGCGCGTACATACGCCTTAAACGTAGTGCCGACTTGCACTGCATTGAGGGGCTGTATAATATAACAATGCCCTTGGTGACTACCACCGTTGGTGATGTTTTGTCGCATATAATACCCGCCGACTGCACCATACTCTTTCTCGCGTGTCAAGGTACAGGCTGCTCCCCCAGTTAGCTCAAGCACCCAGACAGCATCGTAGGGTTGTTGGTTCATGTAGGGGTTTTGTGTCCTACCAGACGAGCTTTTATTATTGACGACCGCATGAATAGCGTACTCACTTGTGACACCGCCAGGTGCTAAGTCGTACATATGATAAGCAGCTCCGCCATACCAAGCACCGAAGTCAGAGGGTGGCCCACTATCTATCAAGCGCCAGTCAGTGTCATCATAGTCGTGGTCTTTTCGATAGATTTTGAATCTATCTGGCGCTGCTAGTTTATCCCATTCCAAGTGAACAATGGGTGCGTTACCATGCTCTGATACTTGAGAGGGCGTTTCTTGTGTCAACGTCAGGTCGGTCACGGGTGTTATAGTGAGGTCTGGATTGATACGCCACTCGTTTCTATCAAAAGAATATGCCGGGTCAAAGGCATCAATGTCCCGTTCCATAGAATCATAACAACGCACAATTTGGACATAGGTTTGACCAATGACAAGCGCATCGTCGGGCACCTGTACAAAAGCATTGGCAGATGTAACAATGCCTGTACCCCAACCATCTACCCACTTGTTAAGTGAGTTGCTGTAGTATGGGGGTACAAACTTGCCTTCTGCTACATTGTATCTAGCAACCGTTACCCAGTACTTCGTTTGAAGACCGCCCTCACCGGGGATGTAGTCCCAAGTAAGCAAGGGGCTAACATCGGACGTAGTATCGCCTGCTACGTGAGTAATAGTTATGTCTGCTTTGGTAGCTATGCGAAACTCTATAGTATTCGACCAGGGACTTCTTATACCACTACCACTTAGAAAGTTGACACGCCAATAGTATGTTTTATCACTATCCAGGGCAGCGAACTCTGCGCCGGGTCTGTAGTCAATACGTTTCGGCCAAGTGCCTCCAGTATAGTCAGGCACAACACTTACATCTCGAATAGATGGGGAGAACTGAGCATTCTCCGCAACCTGTATCCTGATACCAGCTACCTCTTTCCCACCCGAGCTAGCGGTAAATCTTGGCTTGGTTAGCGAGCGAGTATCGGATGGCGCTAAGTTAAACGGGGCAGATGGTTCCACGCCCCACTCCCAATACATTCTCGGAAGTCTCGGCACTGATGTTCCGATATCGTACTCACTGAAAAAATATAGATTGGCAGCGTTGATATTTGTATAGATACGAAACCCATAGTACTTCCAACCATAAGCAGCCGCTATGTCGAACATTGGCCCTAAATCGAACTCATGGTTATAGCCCTCTTGTTGGCCTGTTATGGCAAAGGACATTAAGGCAGATGCTTCCCCACGAACGTTCGGTGCTGTATTCCAAGTAACCCCCGGCTCTTGAAACGGAGCAGCAAGCATTTGGAAGTAGATATTGCCAGAGTTAGTCCAAGCGCCCTTCTGAGTAAGACGGCAAATAGCTGTTACTACTTTGTTGTCGGGGTTGGCAGTGCCAGCTGGCCTTGTTGGGCGCAGATAGATAAAAGCATGATAGCCTGTAGTGTCCCTCATTTGGAGGTATTTGCGTTGATTCAAATTTGTGTTGGGCCACTCTTGCCTAACACATGTATCAATAGTTATATTTGACCAACCAGCTCGTTGCATTACTTAGCACTCCATTCATCTACGGCTATCGTTTTCTCAACGTGCTTGTGTATTCCCTCGTCAACCACTTCTACGATACCATCTCTCAAGTTTGTAATCTTGAACGTGGTGCCTACTGGCATGGCAACCGTTACATTCTGTTGTTTATTATACGCTACTCCGGCACCTTGAGCAACCTCCCCAAGCGGCCTCGCTATGCCCGAGAACCAACGATTTTGTTGCATGGTCAGAACACGCTCGCCAGCATGAAGAGTAGCCGATACTGCGCCACCACCAGCATACCAGTTCTGCCTATCGTGAGCAGCAAGCGCGTTTGTTGCGTTGCCGTAGCGTTCGGTAATGTATCTAAACCCACCCTCTAATTGTTGTTGAAATGTACTTTGACGACCTGCCGGTAGATACTTGCCTGGCCCCCAGTGCATATCTAGGAACTGAAACAATCCCCAAGCAGTAGAGGTCGGGTTCTGAGCTTGTGGGTTGAAGTTCGATTCCCGTCTAATCAACTCATGGAGTGGAGCAAGCTGAGCGCCACCCTGTCCTCTAGCCGAGAAGTAAGCAGCAATTTGACCCCAAACATCTCCACCAGCTCCGCCACCAGGCGGCGGTTTAGGAGCCGCTAACTGTCTGATAAAGTCAGAGATAGACCGTAGGGCAAAGTGTACGTGGTTAAAGTGATTACCGCCAACGTTTGTTTTCCACAGTGCTTGCCCGTGGGGAGTGTTCAAGACACCCGTGAATGGAGCATCTGCACCACCCAAGAGCTGAGAGACTTTAGCAGAAACCGCATCACTACCAGGAGCAATATCAATCGCTATTCCCTTGCCGTGGTCTCTCGGGTCGCCTGGTCGGAAACCAGAAGTGATTGAGTGACCACCACCTACCTGTGCCATTATCCATGCGAACAGTGCTTGCATAAGGGGTTGGCCTGGAACCAAATCGACACCAGCAAGTTGTCCACCGCCCCCTGGTGGCGCTGCCGGGCCTCCTGGTGCTTTCGGTTTCAAGTAGTTAGAAAGGGCATCGTATAATCCAGCTGAGTTACTTATCCCCAGAAAGGAATCCAAAAATTCCCAGCGTTTGTGTTCGTTCATAAAGCTCAAGAGGTTCTGAGCAAAGCCCTTCATGCCCCCAAAGTTAGCTTCCATAATTCCCATCACTTGGTCGAACGACAAGCCCTTGAGCAGACCCCTAATCATCTGGGAGCCAATGTTTTCAAACTCTTTCGACGGTGACTTAATACCCAAGCGGTTCTTGACTGCGTTGATAAGTTTGGTAGCAAGCACTCGACCAGCATCCCCCATGTAGCCAGCGTTTAGCTTGAGTACGTTGGCAGCGTGTTTTGGCCAGCCTTTTAACCAAGAGGAGAGACCCATGACTTTTTTGGTCACGTTGTTTTTCATCTTAGTAAATTCTGGAACGAGCGCGTGTGATATATGCCGTGCTTTTTGTGAAAGCATAGCCTTCCGTTGCATACGTGGCACTCTTGCCAACCACTTGTTGAACTGTTTGAATATCTTGATAACCTGACGAGGGAGTGCCAGCACTATCTTGGTATCTTCTCTTACCATAGCTTTGAAGTGTTCCCGCATTATTTCACGGACGCGAGGCATGTCTAGCCCTTCAAGCAGGCCGACCCGCATGTTTACACCCATCCCACGGAAGACACTAGACGGTGACTTGATTCCCAGTTTCTTCTTGATGGAGTTAATGACAGCGCCACCAAATTGTTGAGCGCTCTTCTTGGCTCCCTTATTCAGTCCTTGCTTGAATCCACGCCCAGCATTACGACCAGCTTTCTTACCCTCTTTGCCGGTGCCTTTTGCGCCTTTCTTGAAACCCTTCTTCAAACCCCTACCAGCGTCACCGCCTGACTTTTCAGAACCAGACTTGCCACGATTGATAAATCCCCTTATCATGCCATCGGCAAGCTTTCGTCCTGCTTCCCACATATTGCGAACGTTCTTGAGTATAGTGTTTTTGAACCAACGCGGTATGTTGGCCAAGTAGTTATCGCTGAAATTCGTTACAACGTTCTTAAAGTTACGAACCGATGCCCGTACCGGCTCGATAAACATGTTTCTTATAAAGTGAGCGTTCAATAACATCATTGCTTTGTAGAACTCAGGGATGCCGGACAGCCATCTACCAAGCGCCAAGTGAGCATTTTGGGTAGCGCGAACATGTGCATCCCAAGCTGGTTTTAAGCAAGTGACAATTGGTGCCGAATTGCTCTTCATAGCGAATGCTTGCTTAGCAGGAACACCCGATAGATAGCCTATGATACCGCCCTGTATTCTGCGAGTCTCAGACGCTTGCTTATTATGCCCTCGTTTGACCTCTTCTGTGTGCGCTCGGTGTGAGCGTCTTAGTATCGCACCAATCAAACCACCCTGAACGTTTGTTTCTTGAACGTCTTTAGTTCTGGCACGTTTACGAATACCACCCATAGTCCGCTGGTGTTGCTTCTCGTCCGACTGCTCTTGCCGGTGTTGTTGTCTTCGACCTCTAGCGATAATCGCCCCAGCAAAGCCTTTCTTCTTAACTTCTTCCTCAAAGCCCATCCTGTAGGCCATGCCAGCGTCTTTTCCGCCCTTTGCTTCAAGCGCTTTCGTCTTTTTATTACTGTCTTCAAACATGCGGTATTTCTTTTTTTGGCCCTTTTTGTTCTCGTCGTTGTCTGACTGTGCAAACGCTTTACCAGCTGCCTTGCCCCCTTTAGCGCTCTTCTTCTCGCCCTCGTCCATAAACTCGTCCATCATAGCCATTTGGCCTTCCATCATGGCTTGGAGTATACTGGCAATTTGACGACCGCTATTCATAACCATATCCTTCATAGCGCCGCCTATCTCATTGGCACCGTCTGATATGTTTTTGACTCCCTCTGCCATAAGAGCCGCGTTGCCTGTAAAGAACCCGCGCATGATTTGAGCGACACCATAGATGACTTTACCCAGACCGATAAATGTTTTAATGATAGCCGTGATGATATTTATAAGGAGAATGAGAACGATAGCCAGGGCACCAAACGCACCCAGCAAAATCATTCCAACGATAATTGCCAGCTTCTTGAGAGCTGGTATAAGCATCGGTTTCAGAATAGCCCATAGCTCACCAAAGGCTTTTTTCAGCGTTTTGAAGAGTTCCGCCAGAGCGCCGATTACAGGTTGGAAGACTTTCGCAAACTTGTCCCAGTGTTTGATAACGACATAGATAGCAGCAGCGACCGCCAGAATGATTAGAAGAATCAACCCAAAGGCAACGCCCATACTGATACCCGCGGCGTAAGACAATGCGGCAGTCTTTAGAAATACAAATTGGTATATCGCAGCAATGCCACCCGCTATCTGTCCGTACTTGAGAATAGCAAAGTTGCCGAGCCAGCCGAGTATTGTTGTCAAGGGGCCAACAAGGGCAATTAAAACTAGCATTGTGCCTATGGCTGCTAAGACGGGGCGCGGTACTTTGTCCATCGAGTCAGCCCATTTATCTGTGTAGTTGGCTGCTTTCTCTAGCACTGGTAATATAATGTCCTCAAATGCGTAAATGAATATCTTGCCGATTGGCTCAAAGAGACCAAGTATCTTCTTGCCGAGCATCTTGAAGCGGTCACTGAGCTGCATCGTAGCATCTGCCGTCTTCTTGACTGTCCCACCAGATTTCTCTAGCTTCTTCTCCCACTTATCTAAGTCAAACGTGCCCTGTCTGATAGCGCCAGCCAGTTTCGGCCCAGCTTCACGACCGAAGATTTCGATAGCAACTTTAGTAGCCGCCATCTTGTTTGGAGCTTCTTTAATTTGTTTGACGAATGCCCGTAAGCCAGCTTCTCCAGTTTTGAACCCTTCCTCAGAAGCTTTGGCAACCGCCATGCGGAGAGCGTCCGTTGTGTCTTCTGCTCGAAGACCAGCCGACTCAAAGGAGGCAAAGAGAGCAATTTGTTGTTTGGTGTTGAACCCGAGCTGTTTTAACATCTCGCTGTTGTTTGATAAGTGACCAATCAGTTGCTCAAGTGGGATACCGGACTTCTGGGCAGCATACGCCAACATGTCCATAGCTTCCGCTTGTTTCTTACCCTTGATTGCGTTTTGTTGAAACCACATACCAAGCTCTCGGGATACTGCCACAGGGTCAGCACCCATGATACGTGAGAAATCAAGCACTTTCTTGGTCATTCGGTCAGCGGCCTTGCCGGTGGCATCAAACCTTTGTTCGACGTTAATCAAAACACCCGCGACAACTTCCGAGTCTTCGGGTACATCACGCCATACTTTACGGAAACGGACTTGTAACTTCTCAAGTGCCTTGCCAGTAATACCAAGCTGTCGAGCGACAAGCATGTAGCCCTTACCAATCTCAGCTGCCGCTTTGTAGCCAATGGCTCCAGCAACAGCAATCGGTAGAGTTACGTTCTTAGTCATGGCAATGCCCAAGGCAGTCATTTTGTTGCCAACCTTGGTCATTTGAGTCATAAACGTGCTATCTCTAGCTATGATATCGACCCATAGGGTTCCTAAATGTGCATCAGGCACTTTCTAAATCCGCCTCCTCCTTTTCTTTTTTCTTCTTGGCTGCTTGAAAGTCTGCCAACTTAGCAACCTCATTTAACATAGACGCTTTGGACATTGGCCCAGTGCTTGCGCCTTCTTTTCCCTTACCCATGAGCTTGTCCAAGTCGAGCATCTTATCGCTCTTGTATTGAACAGCTGCCCAAGTAGCGCCAATTGCTAGCAAGGGCAGCGTGTGTTCTTCTTCAAACTTCATGGCTGCGGAAAGAGCTATGTCGATTTCCCGATAACTCGCCTCCCAAAAATCCTGCTCTGTCTTCTCGCACAAAATCATGTAGTTGTGCCGAATATACGACCAGTTTAGCCCTTCTTCTTGGGTGGCTGGTGGTCTTTGGGAGCCTTTGGGTTTTTTCCGTCATCTCCTTCGGGCATTGCAATATCCATAGCTTTAGCGATAGCGTCTTGAAACTCAGACAAGTTCTCGACGGTAAACATACCGCCAACCGTGGCCTCAGTAATCTCTGGATGGTTGGCTTTTAAGCCAACGAACAATACCTTACGGAGCTTTCCAATCGCTCCCTTCGGGTTCTCTTCAAAGTTGAAAGCATCTTCGATATTCTCGTAAGCGTCTTCCAACTCACAAAGCGCATTGAGGTCATAACGGAGATAAAAGATTTCTTCATCAACCGTTATCTCAACGCTTTTTTTCCGCAGTTTTGCTAGCTTGTCAGCCATGATAGTCTCCTTTTAGTTGTCAATTAGGACAGTACTGTGTCAAATGTTAGCTCGCCACTAATCTTTAAGGTAAAGCTTACCTCTGCCTTGTCATCGAACGGCAGAGAAACCTTAAAGGCAGTCAGGATACCGCTACCAGAAAAACCGTAGCCTTGTGGTGTCTGAACTGCAAATGTGGACAAGACTGTATCGCTAGAAATCGCATCAATGACCTCTGCCATACCCGCATCACCGGGAACATAATTGCCTTCACAGTCAATCTCTCCAGCTTCAATCAAGCCTGGCAGAAATTCTTTCCAATAGCTAGAGTCGTGACTGGTAATGTCAATGTCGTCGCGCTTACACGCTGGGCCATCAATCTTCGTCAACTCTGCAACCGGAGTACCGTTCAGCGAAAAAGTAGTTCCTATTGCTACGAATGCCATGTCTATCATTCCTTTCTTTCAAGTACTCGTTCACTTGGTAATTATACTATAAATAGGAGGCAGAGTCCACTTTTAGTCTTGCACCATCACTTTGTAGTCAGCGCTAAGTCCCTGGACTTCTTCTCCCTCTTCCAATTGGAGCCTGCCAATGCCACGTATCCTTTTGACAAACAGGTTGGTATATCCTGTGATGGAAAATGTTTGCCGATGGAGCAGGTCATCAAGTAGGCTGTATATGTCATAGGCGGTTGATATCTTGAACGTGTGAACATTTATCTGAAATATAGCGTCATCTTGGCGGGTATCATAGGTGTCGTCCGCAGATATACTTAGCGGATAATAGCAGATATAGGGAGGAACCGCATCTTCGGGTGCCGTGTATGCAAAAATAGCTGGCTTGGTTTCATAGGTAGCGAGCGTAGCAGCCAACGTAACATCGGCAGCTATGTGGGTCTCCAAGCCCCACTCTATTTGTTTTAGGTCACTCACTTGCCTTTACCTCCAGCCATTATTCTCCAAAGTATCGGTTGTATTCTGTCTATCGTCACACGCATAAAGGGTCGTGGCTCCATCTTGCTTGTTCCATATTCAAGTTTGGGAGCATAGTCTTTGTCAGTGCCAACAACCGCCGTTAGAAACATACCAATTTTGATAACGGTATGCGTTATGCTTGCCCGTAGGTCGCCTGTCCAAACAGAAGGTGCTTGACCAGGCGCGGAAGAGCGGTGGCTCCCATAAAGATGCCCACCACCGGGCATACTGAGCGCCATCTTCACAGCAGTCTCAGCAAACGCTCCTGCATCTTCCAAGCGGCTACTAAGCTGTTTCTCTAGGTCTACTCGAAAGATAGCCATGCTCGCATAGTCGTGTTGCCACCGAGTACTCATAAGCTTACCTCTCCCTTGAAGTCTTCCAACACATCAACCTCGTAGATAGTACGACCGCCAAGTCCCACTCGCGGGGTCGGTGTATACTGCAAGTGGTAGGCAACCCCGTTAATCGCCAGAACGTCCCGAGCAGTCAAAGCAACGGGGAAGGTCTCGAAAGTTACCCTAGCTCGCCTGATTGCTTTCTTTCTGTCAGCGCTCATTTGCTCATTGCCTGTAAACTTAATATGACAGTACAAAGTCCCAGCGCTTGCCCACACGGGGTTTGATTCCCCATGTTCAAAGCTCTGAGTCTTTTGGTAGACTGTTATGCTGCTATTAAAAAGCATCTAACCATCCCTTAGAAGTCTGATAGTACATCAAGCAAGCCCTGGAGCAGTGTGCGAACGTTGCTTGGTAGGTCTTTCGTCATTTCGTATGCCTGGGATACCTCGTCTATAGCTTCCTTCTTTACAGACGCACCTCTCTGGAAGAAGATATCGCCCAACCAAGTCAGCTCTGCCAACTTGATTCGCTCGACAATCTCGGCATAGTCCTCACGGAGAGAGAATCCGCTAGTGTATGTAACCAGATAACGCTTGACCCCTTCCGGCCACGTATCGCCTTCTCGTAGATAGAGAATTTGGCCGGTTGTCGGAATGAGTCGGTACAGTTCGGCGCTTAGTGTCTCGCTCCAGATATCGTCGGTGACAACAATCTCGTCGCCTGACTCTTCACTGACCGGCACTCGGGGCAATCTCAAAGACTCTCTGCCCCCGTCAAGATAAACGCTTGTTTCTTGGGCCACTATGTAGTTGCTCAAGTTCTCTTTAATGGTTGCCTCTATCCCTGACAACATAGCGTGAATAAGTGAATCCTCGTCTGTGCCTGAAACTCTGAGATAGTCCTTGGCAACCGTAAGCTCAACCAACGGGGCTGTAGCCAACGCAGTCAGCACCAAGAATGTGTCTTCAACCGTACTCTCGATTGCTCCACCACCCGTGAATTGGCAAGCATACGTTCCTGCCGTAGCTAGGGTAATGTCAATGTAGTATTGACCAACCGCATCTTTGACCAGCTCAACGTCTTCCCCGTACACAAAAGCAACGGCAGCTGCTTGGTCAACTCGATAGCCAAAATCTACTGTCGTTGGGTCAGCAAGGTCTCCGCCATCGTCGCGGAACTCTGCCGATATCCGTATCACCTGTCCTGTAAAGTAAGTATCCATTTCTCCTCCATTATAGCTGTATTATGTCTCGGTGTCTATCTATCAGTCGTCGGGTAGGATTATGATAGATGACCCCGGCGTAGTACGCTCGCTCGTTCCACTACCGGCTGTGCTATGCCCGTGGCTTTCACTGCCTGGCTGTGATTTCGTAATAGTCTGGTCTCCCTGTTGTCGGTATGGTGTTTTATCAAGCGTTGCTATGGCAGTTGAAATACCTGCCGTTATTGCTGCACAAGCTATCTTGGCTGTCAGTAAGCAAGCAACGGAACAGGCACCGTTTGACGAACCGGACAGTTTTCTTTGGGTTTTGCAAACTGCTTCCGCAGTACTAGCTCCAACCGATAAACCGCTGAGTTTTCGGGTTATGTTTATTAAAGCATCTGTGGTCGATGCACCATTGACAACCCCAGTAAGCCCTATTGTCAACTTAAAGGATGCTTCCGCTGTCGAAGTTCCAGCACTTGCGCCTGCCAGTTGTCCAAGAAGGTCAAGCAATCCCGCTACCGTAGCGACACCATTAGACGCGCCACTCAGCTCCATTGTAAGCTTGATTAAAGCTCCCGCCGTACTCTCCCCACTACTGTTACCCTCAAAGAGCCTCAGCAAGCTCAGTATGCTCACTCCTGCGGTGCTTACACCGTCCGTACTACCCGCTAATAGTGTTCTTGTCTCAATTAGGGCACCTACAGTAGACACACCCGCGCTGGCACCATCAAAAGTTGCCTGGTTTTTTATAGAGGCGGCGGCGCTTGAACTACCGCTAGTCGCTCCGACTAGTTCTGTTCTGGACTCCAAATCACAGGAGACAATGGAAGTACCATTCGCCGCTCCAACGAGTTTTCGGAGTACGTTAATGCGCGAACCCGCATTGCTCCAACCGTCAGAACTGCCCACAAGACCTCTGAGTCGCTCAATAAGAGAACCAGCAGTGGAAGTACCAGCACCAGCCCCACTTAAACCTCTTAGAACGCCTAAGAGCGCTCCCACAGTAGAGAGTCCGTCAGCTTGACCGGCCAAAGTCATCGACAATTCTATAAGTACTGCTCCAGTACTGCTACCCGTTGACAGCCCACCCAACAACGTAGTGGATTCCCAGTCACAAGAAACGGCTGATGTACCATTACTGACACCCGCTAGCTCAGTTCTCGTTTCGATGCTTGCTTCTGCCGTTGATAAGCCATCACTAGTTCCAACTAGCTCTGTTCTTGTTTCAATAGCAGCACCCACGGTCGAGTTACCATCTGCTTGTCCACGTATTGCATGGGTCTGAGTTAAGGAAGCTCCAGCCGTAGAACTGCCGTCCGACTGACCACTCAAAGCGTGGGTCTGGGTCATTAAAGCTCCGGCTGTCGAGCTACCGTCCGACTGCATAGCCATATCAACGTCATCAAGAAAGTACTGGATATCTAAATGCAGGGTTGAATGGCGTATGTTAGCGCCAAACGTATAACCACCAACACCAATCGCCTCTAGGGGATTCGGGCCGTCACCGTTAATATCATCAATCGTCCACTTTAAGCCGGTGTCTGGGTTGATGGTTATATCATGTATATCGCTAGTGTAGCCATCAGGCGCTATAACGTGGTCGTGTGATGTGTACCACGTACCGTTGACTTTAATTAGCGTATTGGCAACGGTATCGCCAACAAAGGCCCTTGCTATATGGTGGTCTTCCACATGATGCAAGCGGGTGTTTGAACGTATATCTATATCTGCTATATCAAAATAGATAAACTCAGGGTCATTGCTTGAAGTCTGGATTATATAGCTAGCGTCTTCATCCCCGCCTTCTTCTAACTCGTCTAGCTTCGACCAGTAGTTGCTTGGTGGGGTAGGTTGCCCAAAATTAAAGTGGCCGGTGTTGCTAATGTCGGCAATCGGGACGACTCGTAGTATCATCAAGCGACCGACTTCTACTGCCATACCAGCGGTCGAAGTTCCGTCAGAAGCGCCTGCAAACTTCATGCTCAATTCGATAGACGCGCCAGCGGTAGAACTACCGTCTGCTTGTCCCGTGAGTCCAATGATGGGGTGCATGGTTACGCCAGCCGTAGATGTGCCAGCACTAGCCATTGTTAATATAGTCCGTGATTCCCAATCGCAAGAGGCCGTGGAAGTTCCGTTCGATTGACCGCCAAGCTCTGTCCGGGTTTCAAGAGAAGCACCAACAGTTGAGCCACCGTCACTTGCTCCGCTTACTTCGGTGCGCGTTTCTATAGATGCGCTTGCTGTAGAAAGTCCGTCTGTTGCCCCAGCGAATGTTCGTAGTATGTTAATGAGCGAATCCGTGGTGCAAGAACCGTGAGCATACCCATCTAAGGGCATTAACAGCTCAAGGAGCGACCCAGCTGTAGCTACGCCGTCTGTTGCGGCGACAAGTTCCATCAGCAATTTAGTCAATGCCGTGGCTGTAGACACTCCATCACTGCCAGCTGTCCAAGTTTTTGTTATATTGGCAATAGCCGTTGCCATTGAGATGCCGTTAGTGGCACCAACCAGTTCCATGTTCAATTTGAAGCTTGCTCCCGCTAGAGCCACACCGTCTGAGGAACCGCTGAACGTCATAGACAGTTTTATCGGTGTGTCGGCAGCTTCACTAGTGCCATCCGCTGCCCCACTAAAGGGCATTGACAAATGCACATGTCCATTAGCCGTGCATGTTCCAGCTGAGCTAGCAACCATTGGTTGAGTAGCAGCCAACAAAGCTCCAGCTGTTGAACCACCAGCAGTTACACCCGCTACTTCCGTTGTTGATTCAAGAGAGGCCCCGGCTGTTGAGCCACCAGCAGAACTCATAGTACCCAAGTCAGCTACGGTTAGATAGTTAATGGTTACCCACAGTTGGGTAACCCGAATCCCATGATTATCAACGCGCAAAGTGTTACCAATTCCCTCAACTGGGTTGTCGCCTGTACCCTTAACGTCCGCTGTCACCCAAGCTAAGCCGGTATTTGGGTTTAGAGTCAGCGTTCTCGTTTTGTATTGATAAGCGGTTCCAGTTATCGTGGTGCTATCTGCATACTTAGTGCCATTTACTTTTATAGACAAACGGGGTCTACTTGTACTAGAACCAGATGGCTCTAGTCTAACCCATTGATGAATTACTATGTTAGTAACCGAAGCTCCATCAGGCAACGCGCTTATACCCGAGAAACCGTAGTAGCAGTCACGTTCTTGTCCGTAACCATCTGAGCGCACGTAGGTAGTATCATCGTCTTTTGTTGTCTCGTCAACACATGCCCACTCGGGAGAGTCACCGTTCGCTGTAAGACCCGCATGTACCAACACGTTGCTTGTTGGTCGTACTAGTAATTCACCCATTTATCTCACCCCCTTAAAGTAGTATAGAGGGCAGGCTATGGGATGCCCGCCCCCTAGTAGATTGCTGAGTCTCTAGCTAGAAACTTAGTCCTCTGTAATGTCGAGGTCACCCGCAGGAATCTTAGCAGTATCGCCATCATTGATGGTCTTACTAGCTGAGAGGTCGCCCCAATAGAGCATGTTACCGACAGTCTCAGCGTCCATCAGTGCAAACGCTACGACTTCACCCCAAGAACCTGTTGCCTCTGGGAAGGTAATATCCGCCGCATTCTCTGTAGCGTTACCAGCAGAAGTCCAACCAGCACCTTGAGCAACGGATACTCTACCATATGAGCCACCAGTACACTCTGTACCCGTAGTTGAATCGGTCGGCGCGACAGTGTACAACGCCACCCACAACGGGTCGGGAGCTGTATAGGCAGTCTCAAAAAGATGTGCAATAACCTTGTTCTCATAGAAGTCCGATTTTGAACCAGCCATGATTTATTCCTCCTTTTTGTCTTCGATTTTCTCAATCAGTGCCAACGTAGTAGTCAACACTTTGAGTTCGTCTTTCTTCGTTTTCTTCTTGCCTTTGCCCTTCTTCTTGGGCTTTGGCTTAGTTGTTTTCTTAACGTCCGTATCCTTAAAAGCCTCTTTGAAACTACCTTTCTTCTTTTCGTCAACTAAAGGCTTGGTTTCTATCTTAGCGGCTTTCTTTGCTTTCTTCTCGACACGTTTCTTGATTGTCTCTTTTACAAGCTCTTCCTTTGGAATCAAGCCAAGACGGACAGCCTCAGTCTTTGGAATCCGCCTGCCTCTGCCATACAATAGACGACCGTTCTCTATCACCGGCTTAGTCAGTCGATACCAGAGCTTATTTTGGTCTTGCATGTCATCCTCTCCCTTCTCAACTGTTATCGGTTTCGCTTTCTGTGCCTTGAGTGCCGTGGCAATGACTTTCTCAATTATCGAGAGGTCATTCTCCATCACCTGCTCAAAGCGTAAACCGGGTGGAAAACTCGGGAGTTGAATCTTCTCCAAAGTAGACCGCTTAGTGTTTGGAACAGTAATACCCCAGCCACCTTCAACGTATATTTTAGCACAGTTCCCTGCATGAAGTCCAATTGTGGGAATGCCAGCGGCTAGATAATCCCATGTCTTGTTAGGTCGGCAATACTGGGTGTATGCGAATTGCCTAGCGTTCACGTTGTCTTTGGCATACGCTTGTAAGCCAGCGGTGTATTGACTCATTTCTTGAAGCAAGTCTTCGTAGGGTATCCAACCGTGTGCAATTATACCCTCAGGCTTAGCAAGTTCCCGTACAGTAGAATACTGGTTCTTGCTTCCATAGATATGCACTGTCCAACCTGCTTTCACAAAAGCTTGGAAAATACTTCGATAGTTTCTGTAGCCATAGTTACCGCCACCAGTTCTAACAAGCCCACCAGCATAGACTAAGTTCTTGTCTCCAGGGTACTTGGGCTTTGGATGCCAAGCGAGCATCTGCTTGAGTGGGCGGAGATGAACAACCCCCACATTATCCATTTTGTAGTGCATGTCTTCTCGGAGATATTTCAAGTGGTCTTCACTAGTGAATATAACACCGGCTGCGTTTTCGCACATCTCTTTTTCAATCGCCAACTGTCGAACATTGAGCTTGGTTCGTAGGCTGTGAACGTCTTGCTCGATTAAAACGTAGGGGATGCCATACATCCGTGGCAGTTGGTAGTATTTTAACCAATCACCACGGCAGAAGATAAGCTCTGGCTTGAGCTTTTGAACGTCTTCCTTCCAATCTTGAATCACCCCAACTGCTCTTGGCGAGCGTAGGGTGACTCCACCGTATCGAGCCTGTAAAAGCGTAAAGTACTTATGGGCAGAACCAACCGCCCAACTGTGTTGCTGTAGATAGCAAAAAACGGGGTCATGCACGATTCAGCACCTCGGCTATTTTTTCTCCAGCGTGACCATCACCGTAAGGGTTCTTGGCAGTGGCAGCGTTGATATAGTGGATGGGGCTTGTCAGGAGCATTCGCGCTACCTCGACCATCTTGTTAGCGTCTGGTGCAAGAAAGGCTCCGCCAGTAAGTCCTTCGGGACGTTCGGTTTTCTCTCTGAGTACAATGACTGGCTTGTTTAGTGCGGGAGCTTCCTCTTGCAATCCCCCGCTGTCCGTCATTACCATATAGCACCTAGCAAGTTCCTTTAGGAACTCTAGGTAGTGCATAGGTTCGAGCAGGTCAATCCCCTGCTTGCCCTCTAATTCGTGCTTGAGTTGCTGTCCGGTAGCGTTCGGATGTGTCAGCACCCTAAACGTTTTCTCTGGAAACTCCCTGGCAAGCTTGAGGATACCGGCAGAATACATGCCAACCGGCGCGTTCCTTCTATGGAGCGTCACCAAAACAGTAGGGTCGAGAGTATGCTTGGGGGCCAACTCATTGACAGCATCAATGACTGTGTTGCCAGTTATGTGAATTTCGTTGGCATCTCCGTAAGGCATCAAGCGTCTTAGGTTGGCCGCTGCTTGCTTCGTCGGAGCAAAGTGTAGATTGGCTACTGAGGAAATAAACATGCGGTAGACTTCTTCGGGCCATGGCTCGTATCTACAGAATGACCGCAAGCCTGCCTCTACGTGAGCAATCGGGACTCCCTGGTGAAACGCAACCATGGCTGTAGCGTAAGCTGTCGCCGTGTCGCCCTGTACTATCACGCGCTCGGGATTGCAGAACTCGATAATCCAAGACATGTAACAGATAATGGCATCTACTGTAGTGAGCAGCCGTTGGCCTGGCTTCATAAGGTTAAGCTCTGTGTCGGGAGTCATCAAGCTTTTGTCCAGCAGCTCTTTGTGCTGCCCTGTACAGACCACGTACTTATCTTCGGTTGCTCTCACAACTGGGTACAACTTGATAAGCTCTGGCCGTGTTCCATAAACGAATAGGTTCTTTCCCTTCATGGGTTTTTTGGTAGTCATCTTGTTTTGGGACAGTCAGTAAGCAGTTTGTCGTTTATCTTCTTAGCTGCCGTCAGCAACCCACGACCGATATCTGATTGTAACAAGATATCCAGGTCTTTCGGCAAGCACTTTCCACCGCCGCCCCTTCCTCCTTTATTAAATATTTCCATATATTTTCCGCTGTTGAATTTGTTGGCTCTTTGGGGAGCGATTACCTTGCTGTAGTCTATCTCCCGTTTCTCACAGAGGTCATACAGCTCATTGAAAAATACAAGCTTGATAAGGGGGTAGACATTCGATACAAGCTTAATCAGCTCAGCCTCTTTCGGCTCCACAAAGTAGCGTGGGCCTTCTAAGTTTGTAAAGAGAATCGTGTTGGCATAGCGGGAATATTCGTCATCGACTGCGCCAAAGACTATGTGGTCTGGTCTCAGAAAGTCACTGAGCGGCGAGTCTTCCCGTAAGAACTCGGGCATGAATACTATCTTCACGCCGGGATACATACTCTGTAACTGCTCGGTCTCTCCAACTTCGATAGTCGTCTTGATAATGACAAGCTTACCAACCATCTTTTCGATAAGCGTCCCATCACTAACTCGGCCATCTTTGTCATTAACACAATAGAACAGCACATCCGCGTCCCGTACTGATTGACTGTCAGGAGATGCAACGAACCCCTTGTAGGGGTCATGGATTGTGAAGTCTGTGTGACCAAGCGCTTCGAGACCATCATGGAGAGTGCTACCTACCATGCCGTGTCCCTGGATAAGAATTTTCATGTTATCGCCTATCTTTGGTTGGGTACATTACTGTTGATTATACCTTACGACCAGGCGGAAGTCCACAGAGACTCCGAACGTAAGGGTGCATCTCAATTTTCTTGCCCTTGCTTGCTGTCGTGATTGTGCTGCATCTGTTCAAAACCCAGTTGCTCTTGTGAATCACCTGTACCCACTCCCGACTCTCAAGGATGGTAAGCGGATAGTATCTCCACATCCAGGTATGGTTGCGCTCATAGACGTTCCGTAGGTCGCCTGCCCTCGAAACGAGCGTTGTGAAGGGGGATGTGCATTCTTCGTGATGAACCGTATCCTCGTAGAATGTTTTGTTGCGAACATCCAAGCGATAGCCCAAGAACTCATAGAGTCCCGGCTCGGTCGCTAGTTCCTGCATATGCTCAATGTAGGTCGGCATCATTATATCGTCGTTATCTATACGAGTCATCAAAATCAACTCGTCCTCGTTTGCGGTATTTCTGATGAAGTCCATGTAAGCGGTTGTCATTGTAGTGGGCAGAGGAGCGTCACAATCTTCCCCAAAGAATTTAGCGCCTGGTACATCGACTTCGGGGTTGCCCAGAATCAACCAGCGGAAGTCTTGACACGTTTGTCCCAGAATAGAGGGCTTGGTAAACTGATTGAACAGCTCTATTCGGTGTTTCACATAGCCTTTTGGCCCCAGCTTAGCTCGGCCAAGAAAGTTTTGCTTGCCCTTTGCATTAGCGGCTTTTAGGTCTGGGCTGTAGTGAAACCGGGTGACAATGAAGTGCCTCATACCAATACAACGCCAAAATTCACAGACGGGTGGAGGTACTTAACTTCAAACTTCTCAAAGTCGCCCTCAAGCTCGTCCCAGAATCTACGCATACCTGTCTTAACGCCGACTGGGTACTCTTCCAACCAAACGTCATCGAACAGCATAATGCCACCCTTTTTCATCTTGGGCAACCAAGCGTGTGTATCTGACTTTACATCTTCATACAGGTGGTTGGCATCTATGAAGCAGATATCAACCGTGCCGTCTTCGACTTGTGCCGCGTACTCTGTAGCGTCACAAATCACACCCTCGACGTTATGGGCAAACAAGCGGTCTTCTATCTTTTGCGTTCGCTTGATATCGACGGTGATGATTCGCGCATCTTTTGTGCCGTGGCGGAAGTGTAACGCGCCGACACCCTGGTTGGTTCCCAACTCGACAATCAACTCTGGGTGAGTCTGTTGGCCGAGATGGACGAAAAGCTTGTAGTAGTGAAAAGAGTTTGGTCGCCTGATAAGGTCTCTGAGAACCTTCGGGCGCTCGTCTACTGTCTTTGTCAGCTCCACAAGCTCCATAAATCGTTCTCTGTCCATATTCTCTCCTTAGAAAGAGAGAGGCGGGTTACCCCGCCCCCCTTATGCGTAACTACAACGGTCTTTACACGTTGCCTCGGTTTTCAACTTAGCTTGCGGCATCTTCTGTCTTGATGTCGATGAAAGCAGCCGGTCTCCAAACTATGAGCGCCAAACGTTTCTCAGCTCGGACTCGCTTATAGTTCGTTATGAAGTCGTCATTGGCATAACCAATTTCGATGTTCGTGCCGGTGCGGTCAAAGATTGCCGCGCCCATCTTGAAAGCGCCTACTAAGCAATGACGTTCGCCAGTGCCAGCGGGACTTGCAACAGCTACGGTCTCTACTACAGGGAGTCGCCATACTCTTGTACCCCCACCAGCCGGAACGGTTACCCACAGGTAGCGTTTGTCAGTGCCCTTCAACAGCTCGATTTCCTCAAAGTCTAGCGGGTGGAGAACCACACCGGAAGCTTCGAGAAACTCAAGTTCGACATTTGTACGTGACCGACGAATCTTGTCAAGCAAGGTATCGTCCGTATCGTCACCGCGAACGGCGTGGATAGCGGTCGCATAGTCTTGAATACCGACTGTGTTAAGAATGCCGGTCAAGTCATTGCTCGCACCAGTTCCCCAGAGCAGCTGGTCTTCCTCCTCTTTGTCCAGTCCATAGGACAGGCGGGAGTCGATTGCCAACTGTAGCTGCGGCGCATCTTCCATCATCTTGTTAGAAACTCGGATGTAATGGGCGATTTGCTTCACAACAGCGGTCTTCTCTTCGTACCGAATGTCAGACTTCGGCTTGGTAGCCTCGCCTTGGAAAACTTCGGGTACGCCAGCGGCCTGGCTGTCAAATGTCTCTTCCAGGTACTCGATTGTGTCACTGCCTGTCCCACCAACGGTGAGCAGACCGCGAACACGGAGCGGACGGTCTTCCTCTCGGATGATTTCGCCAACTCGGTCGTTGCGAATCAGGTCACCAGCAATTGATGTCGTAACATCAGAGGCTTTAATCTCCTCAAGCTGGCTCTTTGTAATCGCAACAAGCCCATCCTTGGCTTCCATCTTTGTCATCGGCGAGGAGCCTTGAAAGCTCTGCCTCTTCCCGTCTGCATACTCTTTCGCAAGGGTGTACATACGACCGATTGTGATGTGACCAACTATGGGGTCGTCTTTAATCTCTTCCTCTTCGCCCTCTGCGGGATTCTTCGGCTCTTTGCCCTCTTTGTGAGGGACGCGCATATCTAGCTTGCGGGTATGCTCGTCGATGCCAAGCAACTTCTCGTACCGCTTGACCTCTACCTGCATATCCTCAGCCTCTACACAGAGCTTATCAACAGCATCAGCTTTCGCCTCTGGCATTGCCTTCCCACTAAACTCGTCCATTATCACCTTGGCCTCGTCAGCCGCCTTGGTAATGTCCTTGTTCAGAGCGTCAATTTTCTCTTTGTAATCCATTAGGTTTTTGCACTCCTTTCTTGTTATCTCAACCTGTCAATTCGTAGGTTGGTTACCCTTTCAGTCAGAGCAATTTGTTTCTCCTCTTCGCGGGTTCCTTCGGATTCAGACGGGACGGCTTCGGATTTGGTTTCTTTCTCCTCTTCCTCGCCGTGTGCCTGCGCTCCTTCAAGAAGTGCATTTAGCGGTTCGTTCGCCCTGATTATAAACTCATTGTCGTTGCCTGTCAACTTAGCGTCTTCCAGACCTAAGAGAGTCGATAGTGCGCCCTTGTAATCGTCAAGTGCCTTCTGGAGTAGCGGTGCCTTCTCTTCAACCGAATCATCTTTAAGGATGTCGGCGAGCGTTTCGTTGAACGTCTGATTCGATTTCCAGAGCGCATCCTGCGCGGTCTCCTCGTTAAGAGTCGCCCCGTAGGTTAAGCCCTTAATCTCTGCGCCTGCTTTCTCGGCTTGCTCTTTCACGCTCAGAGCGTCAATGGTGGCTCTATCGTTCATCCCCCAAATAACAGCGCTTACTTCCATCAGTTTCACCTCCTCAAGAACACGTACAACCTTTTCATCAATTTCTTCAAAATGTTGTTGGACTGCTATGTAGCCTACGGACAGCGCATCAATCACGCCGTCCTGAATTTTTGTCAGTAAATCGGTGCCGTCTGCCGTGTCGCTTACAAAGATACGAACCACAAGCTTGTCTTCCAGTTCGTAAGCTGCCATGATTTTTCCTAGCACATACTTGGTGCTTGGTATCCCTGGATACTTGTAGGGGTGGGCATCTAAGAACTTGACCTTGCCTGCTTTGACTGCCCCACCTATCGAACGCTTAAACGCACCAGGCGCGAAAACGTCACCACCGTTATCTACGTTCCCAATACCAGCAGCAACTGCATCGAAGGTTCTCTGTTTACCGTCGAATGCTTTAATCTCTAATTCAGTTTGTATGTAGTCAAGCATATAGTTCACCCGTTTCGTATTTTATCATAGCTGGCGGTTATTGTCTATTCTTCTGCCTGCTCAAACGTAATTCCACCATCCCCTTTTATGGGTTTCGTGTGGTCGGCTCCCTCAAAGTAAATCTCCTGTGGTATCCCTTCTGGAAAAGCTTCACACGTTCTGGGAGTCGTTGGCAAGTGGTGGAAATGCTTGCACTCTAAACATTTGGGCGGTAGAGTCATCATGGTATCAAGCCTCCTGCTTGTAGTACAAATTTCAGTTCTCGCATGTCTTTTCTGCTTTCATCAAAACCCTGTTCGTGGAATTTAGTAAACAGTTCCGCAAAATATTCATTATGGTTTCTTGTGGCGTAGTCACTTATAACTTTCTCTCCTGGTTGTCTTAGATTAGTGTAATCAATCCCCTGGTTCTCTAGGTACGTGTGAACCACATGCCCGAACTCATGGGTAGCTGCTTCATCAGCATTCCTTATGGTCGTATACCCATCTCTATACGCTTTGGCATATTCCCTATCTAATTTGGCCCGTGTAAAGTTGCTATTAAAGCGTATGGCCTCTTTGCTTCCTGTCGGATAGGTTTCTGCCACATTGTTGCTATACTTTAGCGCGAACTTTTCATCTTTAACCAGTGTAAGCAGCTTGGTGGGTTCTGGGTACGCTTCCGCTATGCTGCCAAACTTATCTACCCATGCTGCTTTGCTGGCTGCATCTGAAAATGTAAAGACGGTTGGTTCTGCTACTGCTTTCGATGATAAGGAGACCAGACTACCAGAGTCACCAGCTAAAAGACGAATGCTGACATTGCCTGCTCCTTGGGCATCAGGCAACCAAGTGTGGAGGTCACCATATGCAAGCTGTCCTACCTCTCCGGCCCAGTTTTCGGCAGTTGGGACAGAGGTTCCCATGTCTTTCAAGAAAACGCTCATTCTGTCTCCGTAACGCCGTATGGTTATTTCGGCGGTTCCATTTTCAACCGTTCGAGTGATTACCGTGTCTCTAAGCCCATTCCTCATGTGACTAAACTCTCTGGCAGGGTCTAGCTCGCCAAACATACCCATTACTTCGTTTATGCCATCCGCGCTCTTTTTGCCCGACTTCACGGTCATATAACTTCGCTCGTCAACCATGCTGCCAGGAACTCCGCCGATAGTACAACGGCATCTCGGGTGGATGGGTGGCGCTGGCATAGACATGTAGCCGTTTTTGAATGTCTCAGTAGCCGTATTAAGGCTGTCTCCTTTAGCAAGAAAGGTATCCTTGAGTCTATAGACCTGTTCGTGTATAGCCAAGCAAGTACCACAAGCGTCTGGGGCGGCTATAAACTGCTTATAATCAACACCGCCCTTCTTCAAGACTTCAAGCGAACCCATGTTGGCTGCTCTAAGTGTCTCGGTACGTGCTACCATCTCTGCTCTGTCAGCGCCCCAATCGGCAAACCGCTCTTCCAAGAGCTTTCGAGTCTCTTTAACTGGCCGACCGTTCTTGATTCCGTCTGTGATGACCTCTCTTACGGTTTCCACGGAGTTCTCTGCTATCTCCCCTGCGAGGGCGGATGTGTGTTCACTAGCGAACTTCACAGCCTCGTCATTTGTCAATCCAAAAGATGTGCCCACCACTGAGCGCGTTCCCTCTGCACCTTCTTTGATTACGTCCGTGATGTTGGCCTGCATATTGCGCTTGACTATCTGCTCTATATGCGGTCGGAGTTTACGAATGCCAGTGATTTGTGCTTTGATATCGTAGCCCTTGATTCCCTCTTGGTTCAAATAAAGGCGAAACTCCTCTGCCATCTCGCCAAACATGTGAGCAGCTGCCGCTGTCATAACCTTAACGTGGGTCTCTTCATTATTGACTAGTTTCTCAAGCAGGAGTTTTCTTTGCTCGATAGTGGGGATAGAGTCCAGTGCCTTTATTTCAGTTTTTTTTTACTTAGGCTCCGCGAGGCATCGGAATCATCGTCATCAATATAGTCGCCGTCTATGCTAGTTTTCGCTTCCTGTTCTGGTTTGGGGGCCGCTTTCTTAGGGCCAGTGTCAGCTTCGGCTGTCTTTCCGCCATCTTCTAGGTTCTGTGATTTCTTGACACCCGCCTCTATTTCTTGTACCCGTGGTTGCATCTCGCCGGTCTCAAGGTTAGCTGCCACTTTGTTGGCATCTATAAAGACAGCACCGTTCGATTCTTTCTTATAACCCAGCTTGAGCCGCTTCTCGATAAGTGAGAGAGAATCCGCTTGGCGTATCCTGTCCCAAAGTGCTTGCTCGGACTCTTGGAGAGCTTTAATCTGTGAAGTATCGAACCTAGCTCTCAAGTTCCCTTTGGTATATCCGAAGTCTAGAAGCAACGCACCGCCGAGTTTGTCTGCTATCATTTGCCACTCGGGGGCGATTGTGTTTTCATACATGTATTCCCGTGCTTCTCTGACATTGGTAAACGTCGAGCGGTCGAGGCCGACCTTGGCCCCAACGACAATGGCTGGTACGTGGAGAGCCAAGCAAATACGACTCTCTACAATAGCGGCCAAGTTACCAACCTCTAAATCTTTCATCGTCATAGAGGTCTGTTCCCACTTCATGCCGTGCGAAAGAACCATCGGGAGACCAGCGCGTATCGCGCCGACATAACGACTCGCCATTTTGTCTTCCATAATCGCTCGCTCTTCTGGGTTGAGCTTCTTGTCGGTAACAAAACAACCACTAGTGACTGCCATGTTCAAGAGCAGCTGCTTGGTAAACGTCCCAAGTTCGCTGTCTGCATCAATGCGCTTGGCAGCTGCTACCAGTGGAGATATTCCATAGTAGTCATCCGCTGGGTCGATATATAACAGATGGACTACATCCTCTACTGGAAGTGGGTATTCTACGGAATCAACCGTGTATATGTAGTGGGAGATGAAGGTTGTAGCGCTTGGAACGATTTTGACTAGGTGGGGTTGCATTGTCCAGAGTTCTCGCACCCTGCCACTTGTGTCTCTAACTTTGCGAACAAAAGCGTTGCCGGTAAGTGCTAGGTGTTGCTCAATAGTCTCAAGCAGTTCGGCCTCGTCGCGGAATGCGTTTGGGTTTCGCATCAAAAGTTCGACGGGGTTGTCTTCATCCCATTCATCCGCTTTTTCGTCAAATATTTTAAGAGGAGCCTCCTTGAGTGCCCGGCTTCTTTCATCCATACAAGAGTGTACAAGCTCGTTGCCTCGGTAGGCCCATTTTGTGATAGAGAGAAAGTCTACTCGGAGACTCTTTGCTTGCCCATCTCTGGTATTTGATAACGGAATTGACAAACCCCCAGGATTTTGCAGCCTGGTGGCTTTGGTTTCTTTCTTTCGATTGAACCACTTATTAACTTTGTCAAGAAGGCCCACTTGGACAGCTCCTTTATAGTCATATCACTAAGCGTAAGTATATCACAAATACTTGTCGCCTGTCTATTGGGCCACATGCAGGCATCGAACCTGCGACCTTCCGCTTACAAGGCGGATGCTCTGCCGGGTCTGAGCTAATGTGGCACAATGCTTGGTAGCCGCTTCGCCAACTTTCCCCTGGAGGATAGGCGCGTGTACCAAGCACTTGTTCTAGGTGCTGGGGTCGAACCAACGTTACCGGATTCAAAGTCCAGCGTCCTACCATTAGACGAACCTAGAATATAGCGAGCCTGGAAGGGATTGAACCCTCTGCTGGAATTTTGGAGACTCCTGCCCGGCCCACCAACAGACTCATTTCTTTTTCTTCTTCTTCTTGTGTACAGTACGGTGACAATTGGCGCAAACAGGGATGCACTTCTTTAACTCTGCATGAAGTGCCTTATCGCTCGTACTAGTAGCGACATATAAAGCGTGGGGCCGTGATGCTGGTTTCGGCGTGTGATGAAAGTCGCAACACTCCGGTCGTCCCTTAAACGAGAAATTACAAATCTTACACTTGAGCGTTTCCTTGTAGTTCGTGAGCCAGCGTCTTCGCCCTTGCTTAGCTCTTCGCCGTCCTACAACGTCTTGGGTAGGTTTCTTCTTACCCATACCTCCCCTTTCTTAAACCATTGTTTTTATGCCCTCTATGCAAGCTTCACAAAGATAGAGCGCTCCCATCGGGCCTTCGATTTTGTGAATGGCTATTCGACTTACCTGCTTGTTGCCTCCACAGGCTGTACACTTCTCGCCTACTGTTATTCGTTGAGCGCCCGCTTGTGGTAAAACCGACTTGAGCCATGCTATGTACCAGTTCATTGTAAACCTCCTTAGTTAGCTGGATACCAATAGTCTATCTGTTCATTAGCGACTTCCTTTGGCTGTCTCTTTGAGCCGCCTGGCACTATTATATCATTAACTGCGGTCATGTTGTCAATCGGCGCGTAGACCAGCATTAAGCCGTCAGCCTTATCGGGAGAGCGCCCAATCTCTTTCTTTATCTGGTCTTTCTTTAGCACCCTCACCTTGCCGTTGATAATGTTGTACTTGGTAGCGCATAACTCCTCTTTTGTTTCCTCGTCAATGTTCGCGGCTATCTTGTCGTTCACGTAAATTTTTCTGAGATGCCAGTAGAACTCCGACCGCTGATTGGCACAGTCGTCATCCCCACTCTTTCCGTTCCCTGTATACTCGAAGACGTTGAGCTTTTTCTGTATCCGTAACATATCGGCAACTCCCGCTCCAATACCAACCGCATCTACAGCGACCGGGGCTGAGGGGTCAACTCTGCGTATAATATCTCCAGCCCATTCGGTCAAACTCACCAAGTCAAATTTATGGAACTCTTTTGTAATCTCTAGTCGCTCGCCGCGGCGGTATCTCAGAATTGAGCTATCGCGTCCCAGCCGTGCAACGTCAAGCCCCCACTGATTTGTGCCGTGTGTCGAGCCGTTCCTCTTCTGAGCTTGTATGATTTTGTCAAGGGGGATAAGGGAATCGACCGCGCCGGTCGGGAACTCACCAAATACCTTGGCTATGAAGAGGGGATTGCTCTCTCCGCCCCACTCGATGTACTTTCTACCGACCCATGCTGGGTGAATGAGCGCCGGGAAGGGCACTTTCTTACCTTCGAGCTTGCCTTCCCAGTCTCCAGTCCGTATATCGTCCATTGTTATACCCATCTCCAGAAAGTTCGGGGTATCGAACGCGCTGATTGTGAATTTTTTGAAGTGAGCCATTTCATGTGAGTGGAAGAAGTAGCCGGTAAGTGAATCTGGGTTGGATATCAGTAGCATCCTCGAATGCTCACCAGTCATCAGTGTGGAGAGCGCATCAAAGACGGGCATTGGGATACCGGCAGCTTCATCGGCAACCAAGAGAAAGTTCAAAGAGTGGAATCCCTGAAAGTTTATCTCGTCATCCGATGCAAACCCCAGCGCAAAGTGGTCAGGGGCGATTTTAAGCCCTTTAGTAAGCACCCGCCATATCCAAGGGTAGGGTGGATTCGCTTTAGCGAACTGTGTATTGATTTCAGCCCACAATAAATTCTCTATCTGATTATTAGTTGTTGCCGTTGTCATAACTTTGGAGGGAACGTAGCCCTGGAGGAAAAGCAGAACAACGGTCGCCGCGAGAAATGTCTTACCGCTCGCGTGACAGGACTTTACGGTTACAAAGGGGTTATTGAAACAAGCTTCTATAATCTCTTGTTGGATTTGCCAGTACTTATACGGAAAGCGGGTCTCTGCATACTGAACCGGCGTTTGTCTACATGCCCTGCGGTTCAACAGTTCCCGCTTATACTCCGTTATCTTTTGCTGTTTTTGTTTTTCACTCAGATTCATCGTCGTCGCTCCTGAACTGTGAGCAGTCGATACCCTCTGCTTCCAACATGTTCATAATTTCGTCGTCGGTGGCCTCTGCCTTCCGCTTATCGTCTATAGCAATGTTCTGGTCAACCTTGAAGTTACGGGTATCTTTCCAGTCCTCGGGATAGCGATTCTGTAGATAATACATGATAGCAAATCGGTCGCCCTCGACAGCCAGAGTAGCTAAGCGAGACTCAATAGCGAGTCGAGCGTTCGCCTCCGCGTCTTCGACCGCCTTCCTGAACTTCGGGACACCTTTCATCCAGTCGTAAAATGTTCGCCGTCCGATTCCTGCCGCTCCGAACGCGGCTGAGCGCGTACACCCAGCTGCCAGCGGAGTAGTGATAGCTTCTTGTACTTGCGGTGTGAGCTTATAGGGAACCATGCACAAGGCCACAGTAGCCCTTGCGTTGGACAGACACGTTATGCTTGCTTTTAAGTTCATAGAGCGTCCAGGTCGGAACCGCACCGCCTCACTTAGCTGGAAACCAAGCTGCTGCTATTAGCTAGACGCGAATACTATTATATCACTTGCCACCCTTACTATCAATCTTCCGCTTCGGATACTCAACGGTGAGCGGTTTCACGTATGTCATAATCCGCTCCCGCTCCTTGCCAGTCGCAAGAACATAAACGTACCGCCACTTGAGGTTGGTTCGGTTCTCCTTCCAACCGGCTGCAAGGAACTTTTGCCGTAGTTGGCTCCACGATAGGTTCGGGCATTTGTTAATCTTCGTGTCGTGTATAATCTTCTGGTCGTAAATTTTGCCGTTTGGATGTATGAGCTGAGTGGTACGCCCGCCCTTCCCTATACAAATCCAATTGGTCGCTTGATATAGGGTTCCTATTTCGCCTGCATCGGTGTCCGAGTAGGCTATCGCTATTTTGCGGCCTTTCTTTTTCTCCATCTTCAATGAGTAAGAAATGAGCTTGCTTCCCGTGCCCTTCGGTGTCCAATGGGTACATGCACCGCGGGCAAGGTAGGCCATCTCTCGCTGGTCAACCCCCAATTGCTCCGCTACCCGGTTCCCAGCCGGGCTACCAAAGCAGCAAACACCACCGCAGTAGTACTTATCGAAGAATATACCGTAGTATGTACGGCAAATAGGTAGTGTACCAAGCCATTCGTAGTGCAAAATGATTTTCTGGGCCACTTTACGGGTGGTCTGCCTCACTTTCGCTGATTTAAGGTGAGGTTCACCGCTTGGACGGGGGGCAACGTCCGCTTTCGACGGGTCTGCGGCGATTTGCTCCCGTATTTGGCGCTGATACGCCTTATTTGACGCTTTCTCCCTAAAAGTCTGTCCCATTAGCCGATATCCGCCTCTATTTCATACTTTTCGAGCAATTCAAAGAGGTCTTCCCGTACAGCGTCAAAGTCAGCGACCGCAAATGTAAGAATCACCGAGTCGTCCGGTGAGGGTTCGGCCCCACCACCAGGCAACATGCTCTGGTTGAACTGGGCAGTGAGCTTTTGTATCTCCTTCGTGTCAAAGCCCGTCACCTCTACATCCGGCAGCTTCACCTCAAGCTCTGTAAGCAAGTCTGTGAGTTTCGGGATATCCCAGCCGCCCCCTATCTTGTTTAGAGCGAGGTTGAGTGCCTTCTCCTTCTCCACTGTCAGGCTAACGATACTAACGGTCACTACCTCGTCGCCCCGAGCCTGCAATATCTTGAGGCGTTGGTGACCGCCCACAAGGTTGCCGGTCTTCTCGTTCCAGATTAGAGGCTCAACCAAGTCGAACTCTTCCAGTGACTTCACCAACTTGTCGTAGTCTGGGTCACCAGGCTGTAGGTCTTTGCGCGGGTTGTACTCCGCTGGATTGATTAGACCGATTGAAATATCCTTTATCTCCACTGCTTTTCCTCCTCCAATAGACTTAATAGCTTAGCGTAGGTAACTCCCCTGATTGGTGTGCGCCCACAAATAGTGCATTTCACCGTATACATGTGCTGGATAGGCGTGTCATCGAG